CAACATCATTCCTGATGCTGTACCGGGATCAATCACAATCCAACCGTTCTCATGAACTTCAATCAACTTGGCGTCCAACAGATTGATGATGTATCTGGCGTTCTTGCCATCGATCAGGTTTCGGCGGGAACCGGCTGCCATCGCCCCGGCAAAGGTTGAAATGCCATTGGCAACCGCGTACTCGCGCATCACTGACTTGGTGAGGTAGGGTGCGCCGCCTCGATCTTCTGCGCCTGACGACCACCAGGCTTTCTCAAAGTCGGCAAACCCCAGCGACTTATCCTTTTGCTTGGACTCAGGCACTTCACCCTTCACTACCACTGCACTGGTGACCGCCTCGCCATCTTCATCCAGCCAACCAGGTATCGCCACCGACTCCAGGTCAACATAGACCGGCGCCGCCATTTCAGCGTCTTTGCTCTTGCGCTGCACAATTTCAATGGACTTGTCGCCTTTGGCGGGTATGACGCTGATCTCAATGTCCAAGGCTCCACGCCATGCGGATGAGCCTCGCGCCCGGTGCTGGGCTTCCTCACTGACGCCTGTGTGGTGAACCAAGATGACGGTGCAGCCAAACTCTTGCATGAGTGCAGCGCAGGCGTCCAGCATAGTCTTGGCATCTTGAGCGCTGTTCTCATCACCGGCTAAAAACCTATGTAAAGTGTCAATGACAATGACCTGAAATTTTTGGGGCAAACTACGCAATTCCGTGACGGCTTTTAAGTAACCTTCTGCGGTGTTGAGATCGCAGCCGGACTTGGTAATCCGAATAGAGTTGAAATTTTTTACGTCATGCTTGTGCTTCCAAGCGGCCAACCGACTTCTCAAGCCATGATGCCCCTCGCCAGCCATGTAAAACACATTCGCAGGTTTCACTTTGTGACCAAACCAACTTGGCTTTCCTGCCGCCATATGCAGCATCCAATCCAGCACCACAAACGTCTTACCGCCGCCACTAGGGCCATGCACCATCACAAGTGCCTTGTCCTGAATCCAATGCTTTACAAGCCACGAAATGGGCGCAGGTTGATTGCAAAAATCATTGCCGTCTACTGACCAATTGGCTATTGCTTGCGGCTTCAACAGCAGAGACAGGTCATGCCCCGCTTGGACGTAATCATTGGCGTCACCAAGGACGGGCGGTGTTGTCATGCGTACCCCAAACTTTGCACTGGCTTGTTCGGCATAGCGTTGCCCCACTCCACTCGCGTCATGGTCGGCCACGATGCAAATGTCTAGCGTCGGGTGGCCTTCCTTCAGGATGCCGGTCACCGGCACTAGGTTGCTGGCGCTGTAAGCCACCGCGCAGGGCTGGCCTGTCACCTCGGCAATGGTGGCTGCTGTCGCAAAACCCTCGGCAATGTAGAGCGTGGTGGCGTCATCCATACTGCCGACCAGCCAGTACATAGAGCCGGTCTGTCCACCGGGGTGGTACAGCTTGCCACCTTGATGGTCAATGTACTGAATGCTGGAGAGTTCGCCGTCTGAGTTGTACAGAGGAACCATCAGCCTGCCGTCACCCGTAATCCTTGCGCCATGCGTCTTGATGCCTTTACGCTGTAGGTAGGGATGCTCTGCGCTTGCTGCCCCTGCCTGCGACCAAATGAGATCGACGGTGTTGGCAGCCACCTCACGCGCCTTTTTCACCTCGGCGTCCCGCTGGGTCTTGGCCTCTGCCAAGCGCCGGGACTGCGCCATTTCCTCCACCGGCGTCAGGCTGCGGCCAATGTCTGCTTTCCAACTAGATTCAAATCCAGAGCGCCAGCAACCAAAACGCCCTGCTGGTACGCCATCACTGAAGACCACATACCAACCCGGCTTGTCGTGACCTTTTTCGCCCTTTGTGCCACTGTTAAAGCGGTGCAGTTTGCCGTCCAGATAGATCACATCTGGTGGCTTTAGCCCTGCGCCGAGCATGGCATCCTTTAGTTGAATGTCAGGTGCATCTACCTGCTTTCGAGAGGGCGGTGACCAAGGGCCACCGAGAATATTTGAGAGGTCTGCCATTTATTTTCTATCTTTCGTAATAAAGTTGTTGACACTGTACCATGAACTTGTGCTACACTGCAACCACGTTCCGAACTGAGTCCAGACGGGAACGCAAACTGAAGGAGAGCCAAATGGCTATATCGTTGAAACGTACCGGCGGCCTTGCAGCCAACGGTGTCAAGTTGCTTGTCTACGGGCAAGCAGGGGCTGGCAAGACCAGTCTTATCAAGACTTTACCGCATCCTGTGGTGTTGTCTGCCGAGGGAGGTTTGCTGTCCCTGCAAGACGCTGACTTGCCTTATCTGGAAATCACCAGTATGGATGACTTGCGTGAGGCTTACGCTTGGGTGGCAGATAGTGACCACAAGTCGGTGGCGCTGGATTCCATCTCGGAGATTGCTGAAGTTTGCTTGAACACCGAAAAGAAAAACAACAAAGACCCACGGGCGGCATACGGTGCAATGCAGGAACAGATGAGTGACATTATTCGCGCCTTCCGTGACCTGCCCGGACGCCATGTCCTGATGACCGCCAAGCTGGAGAAGACGCAGGATGAGATGGGTCGGGTGCTGTACAGCCCATCTATGCCGGGCATCAAGACCGGCCAAGCGCTGCCTTACTTTTTCGACGAGGTGCTGGCGCTGCGTGTCGAGAAGGATGCCGAGGGCGGTACTCAACGCGCCCTAATGTGCGACAGCGACGGCCTGTGGCTTGCCAAGGATCGGTCAGGCAAGTTGGGAACCTGGGAAGCGCCTGACCTTGGCGAGATCATCAACAAGATTGGGGGTGTGGCATGAAAATCAAAATCATGGCCCATATCCATTATCAAAAGTTTGAGTGGGAAGAAGAAGGCACATACAGAATTGCCTCATTCAAGATGGATGACACCGAAGACCGCACTTATGTCGGTCAACAAGAAGTTGAGTTTGACGCACCTGAAAACTACGATCCTACCGCCCAAAAGATCGCAGCCTTGCAGGCGTTAAAACAAAAAGCGCAAGATGATTTTGCAAAGTCAATCTACCAAATCAACGAAAAGATCAGCAAACTGCAAGCACTGGAGTACACCCAATGAACACTTTATATCAACGCTGGCTTGACGCCAAAAAACTTGAGGCCGCTGCCGTGGCTGAACGCCGCCAACTTGAAGACCAGATGGCCGAGGAATTTGGCCTGCCCAAAGACCTTGACGGCACTGTCAACCATCAGGTTGACGGCTACAAGATCAAGATGGAAGGCCGCATCAACAAGAAGATCGACGCCGACAAGTTGCAAATGCTGGCCGCTGAAGCCGGTCTGTCTGAACACCTTTCCAGCCTCTTTCGCTGGAAACCAGAAATCAATGTAAAGGTTTGGAATGCGGCTGCTGAAGCCGTGACCGGGCCATTGCTTGGTGCCATCACGTCCACCCCTGGACGCCCTACTTTCACTATCACTAAGGAATAATCATGGCTTTTCTCGACGAAGAATTTACCCTCGACACTCTCCCCGTTGGCAACACCGGCAACTTTGAACCTCTGCCCGAGGGCTGGTACAACTCCAGCATTACCGGCGCTGAGATCAAGGCCACTAAGGCAGGCGACGGCAAGTACATTGCTGTCAAGTACACCATCACCGGCCCCAGCCATCAAGGCCGGGTGATCTTTGGAAACTTGAACATCAAGAACGCCAGCACTAAGGCCGAGGAGATCGGACGCCAGCAGCTTGGCGAGATCATGCGAGCCATTGGCTTGGCAAAGGTGCAGGACACCGACCAACTGATCGGCGGCAACCTGGGCATCAAACTGGTCGTAAAGACTGGTGAGTACGCAGGCAACGAGATCAAGGGCTACCGCGCATTGGGCGGCGTGACACCGGCTGCGGTTGCGCCATTCAAGCCTGTTGGGCCGTCTGCGGCTGCTGGTATGCCTGCTGCTAAGTCTGCGCCACCGTGGGCTAAGAAGTAAGCAAAAAAAGACCCCGGTGTTAAAGCCGGGGTCAATATGAGCAACAACAACCAACAGGAACACCATGAAAATCCCTGAACCAGATATTACCATCACATCCCTGATCGATCAAGCTCATGAAGCCCGGACTGAGAAGCCCCGCGCCCACATGGGTTGCAGTACGCTAGGCCATCATTGTGAACGCTGGCTTTGGCTTTCATTCCGTTGGGCAGTGGTGGAGAAGTTCCAAGGCCGCATTCTGCGACTGTTCAGGCGTGGCTTCAATGAGGAAGCGCAGATCATCAGCGATCTCCGCGCCATTGGCATGAGCGTATCAGGAACCCAGCGCCGGGTGAACTTTGGCAGCCACGTTAGCGGGAGTTTGGACGGTATCGGTAAGGGCGTACCCGGTGCGCCAAAGACTGAACACGTACTGGAGTTTAAGACCCATTCGCTCAAGAGCTTTAACGACCTTGAGAAGAATGGCGTGGCAAAGAGTAAGCCTGCACATTACACGCAGATGCAAGTGTATATGCACGGCACCGAGTTGAAACGTGCCCTGTATGTTTCCGTCTGCAAGGACGACGACCGCATTTACACCGAGCGGCTGGAGTATGACCGGGAACACGCCATCAAGGCAATTGACAAGGGCCAGCGGCTGGCGCTGACTGACCGCCTGCCACCACCAATAAGCACAGACCCGACTTGGTTTGAATGCCGTATGTGTGCAGGCCATGACTTCTGCCACGGGTCAAAGACCACAAAGCAGGTCAACTGCCGAACGTGCGCTCACATCACGCCATTGTCTGATTCAACTTGGCATTGCGCCAAGTGGGACGCCATTGTGCCGCTAGATGCCCAGCTTACAGGCTGCGAGAGCCACGTTATCCACCCCGATTTGGTTCCGTGGAAGCGCCTGGAAGGGCCGTCTGACTGGGTTGCAATCTACGAGATTGACGGGCAGGGCATTGCCAATGGTGAACCGGGCGAGGGTGTGTATGGCAGCAAGGAATTGTTGGCTAACACTGCCGCCTGCGTAGCTGCTGATCCGCAGGTTATGGCGCTGCGGAAAGAATGGGATGGCCGCATATGTTGAGAGAGTACCAACAACGCACCATCGACCAACTGTACGCCTGGTTTGAAGCAGGCAACACCGGCAACCCTTGTTTGGTGCTGCCAACAGGCTCCGGCAAGAGCCACATCATCGCCGCACTCTGTAAAGACGCGCTGCAATCTTGGCCTGAGACTCGCATTTTGATGCTAACCCATGTCAGAGAATTAATTTTGCAGAACGCCGAGAAAATGCGCCAACACTGGCCCAACGCACCGATGGGCATCTACTCTGCCGGGTTGCGTCAGAAAGAATTAGGCGAGCCAATCACATTTGCCGGCATCCAGTCAGTCAGGACAAAAGCCAGCCAGATCGGCCATGTTGACCTTGTAATCATAGACGAGGCTCATCTGGTGAGCCACAAGGATGAGGGCGGCTATCGCAGTCTATTGGCCGAACTAAGCGCCATAAATCCAAACTTGCGGATCGTGGGACTGACCGCCAGCCCTTACCGCTTGGGCCACGGTTACATCACGGACGATCCCGCCATCTTTGACGCCCTGATCGAGCCGGTCAGCATCGAGGAACTGATTCACAAGGGCTACCTGTCAACTTTGCGAAGCAAATTGACCACCACCAAACTGGAGGTGGACGGCGTGAAAAAGCGTGGCGGGGAATACATTGAAGCAGAGTTACAAGCTGCGGTTGACACGACCGATAAGAACGCCCGAGTGGTGCAAGAGATCATTAAACTGGGAACTGACCGCCAATCCTGGCTGGTGTTTTGCGCCGGGGTGAATCACGCCCAACATATCCGCGACACCTTGACCATGCAGGGCATCATCGCCGAATGCGTGACCGGCGAGACGCCGAGCGCCGAGCGTGACCGCATCCTGACCGACTTCAAGGCAGGGCGCATTCGGGCGTTGACTAATGCCAATGTACTCACGACGGGTTTCGATGCACCTGGGATTGATCTGGTGGCTATGCTGCGCCCAACTATGAGCCCCGGCCTGTACGTGCAGATGGCCGGGCGTGGCCTGCGGATTGCGCCGGGCAAAACTGACTGCCTGGTTCTAGACTTTGCCGGCGTGGTCGAGCAACATGGGCCAATCACCGCAGTCCGACCGCCACCAAAAAAGGGCGACAAACAGGGCGAAGCGCCGGTGAAGGTGTGTGACCATTGCCAAGAAATCTGCGCCTTGTCGGTCAGGGTCTGCCCGGCTTGTGGTGAAGCATTCCCCGAGCCGGTGAAGCCAGCTCTAAAACTGCACAATCTTTGCATCATGGGCGTAGAAGGCACTGATATGGACGTGACCGCTTGGCAATGGCGGAAACATATCAGCAGGGCATCAGGGCGTGAAATGCTCTCATGCACTTTTTACGGCGGCCTGTCAGACCCGCCAGTGGTTGAATACTTGGCAGTGACTCACGACGGCTATGCCGGTGAAAAGTCGCGCCGCCTACTGGCTGACATTGCCCACCGAGCAGGCGTGACCTTGGATTATGCCGCCGTTGATTTGCATCAGATGGCCCAGCAGATGACCGATGGCAGGCCACCGGCCACCATAGAATTC